TTCCTAATTGCAGTGTCTGATTTGGTAAGCTCAGATAAAGTAAAATTTCGTGAAAGATTCATAATTACTCCAATATTAATTTTTTAATAGATAAAGAGCCGTCAATATTTTGCTCTACTTCCGCCTTAGATTTTATACACTGGTGCTGTATATTTTTTCCTGTTTCAGTTCTTTTGGCATATCTCTTCCCTTTCAAACACATTGCCATTGAGGGTTTATTTGTGTCAGGATCAATTTGAATTCTGTGTTCTTTGATCTCTCCATTAACAATCATAAGGAGAGCCACTACTTCTAAAATCATACTGTCTTACCTTTGTTTTCACCCTCTTTGATTACATATTTCTGTGTACCATTCGCACCATGTTCAACAGATTTTTTTAATTCTTTTACATAACTCATTTGTTTAGCCTCTTTGTTTATGTGAGCTATATAATCTAAAACTTTTTTAGTAATTCTTCCCGTTGCCATTTTCTCTTACCTTATCTTTTAACTCCTCAATATCAACCAATGCCTTTTCTAGTTGTGTACTTAGAAATTCAATATTAACTTTGTTTGTCATGTTTAACTCCTGAGTCTTTTCCATCTTCTCTACAGACTTATACAAATCTTCGAGTAAAAAATGTTGCTCCTGATCCACGGGCACTTGTTCAGATTTTTTAAGCAAATCATTTTCAAATAATTCACGTGAGGTCTCCAGCGATACCAACCTTGCCGTCAGCTCGGTGTAAGCGAACACGCCTGCTGCGACGAGCAAAATCAAGCTAGCAACCGTCTTCATCGGCATCTGCACGGCAGCTGATTCAGATATGTTTAATGGTTGTTTACTCATCCTTTTTATCATACATCTCATAAAACATGTTGTCACTATCCTCGGTTACATAGTTCGTATCTTCTGCATCCCAGTAAGTATTTTGGACTTTATAGTCAGGCCAACTGTTATCAGTAGTATAGCTATTAATGTGCCACAAAATACGATTATTAGGCTGAGCTGCATAATTGCCGTTATCAAGCTCCAATATATGTGCGCACTTATGTTCTTGAGGAATCTCAGAGTGTTCTGTATCCAATATGTTAACGTCTGGATGAGCCCAATCAATCGTAAATAAATATTTACCATGATAAAATTTTTTGTCTAAGCCGAGGTATTTGCCCTTTACACCATCCAGCCAATCAAAACAAGTAACACTAGGCCAATAACTAAAACTGTTCCACAGTTCCAATTCATGTACTTGCATATTCGGCACGTCGGATCTATCAAAAGCTTTTTGATAAAACGCTGATATAGGGAGACGCCAGTAACACGCACCGTTTGGTAACATGATGTTAAATAAGAGTGCACGCCCTGATATCGATGTGAGACCGAAGATAACACAGTCTTCACTTTCTCCGTGATGTTTTTTAAGATCATAAAGATACTCCTTTCTAATTTTGCAATATATCGGTGGAAGATTTGCGTTCAGATATGACATGTTTATATTTTTCTTTCCAATATTTTTGTCTTTCTAATACTCTAATTCTATATTCAATTTTATCAATACCCAATATTTTCTTCAACCAATCTAACATTTCCATCTTCTTCTTGCTGCACATATTCGTTTTTCAGGAGTCTTGCTACAATTGATATTGTGCATCTTCATCTGACCTTTAGATCTTCTACAATACGAAGCTCTTCTTTTTGCAGCTTTTGAACCTTTCTTAACTTTTCCTGTTACTGCTGTCTTAAGTTTAGAACCAGGATTCATTCGTCTATACGCACGAACTCCTGCTGCAGTCATACCTGCACCTGATTTTGTAGATCTAAAGTTTCTTTTATTTTTTGCAGGCATTCCGCCTTTTGCGAAACCATCGATCTCTATACCTAAGTCAGCATAGTAATCCATTTAAAACCTATGTTGTTAATCCAGGTCCTGAATACTTATCAGTTAATAAAGTATAAGCAGTAACTTTAGTTTTTGTCTTACAAAAAACTCCTTTTGGAAAAAGAATTCCATCTTCAGGAAAATTAAAATTAATTACATCTCCAGATGGTACATCAGCTTGGAACAAAGTAGTTCCAGAATTTGATGTAGTAGACAGCTCTAAAGTTCCAGCACCTGTGCCATCAGATGCAACAATGATTCCTCGTAACCTTACAGGTTGAGCAATGATTGCAGAAGCACCCGCCGCAGCTATAGATCTTGTTGCTTGTATATCACTTTTAAAACTCATGTGTTCTCCTAGTTCGTGGCTCCCGAAGGAGCCACTAATTAATTATTACGCTATTGTTGCGCCAACTGTTGAGATTGCAACCCAACCAATAGTGCTGTTCCAAACTAAAGTAGCTGACTCGCCTACTGCATCAAACGTAATTGTAGTTCCGTTTGCAAAAGTAGTTGGAGTTAAAGTTCCGTCTCCGCCGTCAACAATCATATTTATGATTTTAATTTGACCTGAAGTTGTACCATCAGCTAAAGTTAATGCATCAGCTCCAGTCGTAGTCAATTCAGTAATTAGGTTAGTTAAATCAACTGCACCTGCTCCTGATAAAGATTGAACACCACCTCTGATAGCTTTTCCATAAGATGCATTAGATGTAATTGCACCTGTTGTTGTGTTTTTAGTTATAGATTCAAAACCGTTTTCCGATCGTACCGGTCCTGAAAAAGTTGTATTTGCCATAATATTCTCCTTTGTATAGCTTTAATTATGTCGTCTCTATACCGTCTGCCTAGTCAGTCGACATAATAGTTTATCTAGGTTGTTTTAATTATATATAAAAAAAGGGGCAGAGTAAACTCCGCCCCTTTTAGATTGTTAGGTAATTAGATATTACGCAGCACCTGGAGAACCAAAGATTCCTCTAGGGTCAGAGAAGCCGAAGCTGTATCTTTCTCTAGCTTTGAATCTAACGTTTCCTGTGTCGAAATCACCTTCGATCGCAGTTTTAATTGGCGATCTTACGAAGTGTTTTAGACCATTTGGTGCGTCAGTCATAATGAAGAATGCATCAGTATCATTTAAGAAATGGTTAATTCTATAACCTTCTGGTATCATTCCCATGTTTGCCATTGCGTTGATATCGTTATCTGCAGTTCCGACTCTTTGAGGTGATCTCATGATTCTCTCAGCAGTAAATTGTAATTCTTTTGGAATTATTAATTTTCTACCTTGAAGAGCGATCTTTAATCCTCTTTCGTCTACGAACGCAGCGATGTCAATCAATGATTGTTCTAACGATGTTTCTGACAAGTCAGCAGCAGTAGATAATTCATTTCTGAATGTTCCACCATTTGCTAATGGGTGGTCAGTAGTACAAAGTGCTTTACCGTCACCTCCATTGAAGCTTCCGCCTGTATCAAACGCATTGTTTAATACATTCGCCGCTGTGATTTGTTTTGATTGCGCCATTGATCTTGCAAGAGCTCTTGTGTATCTGCCTGCTAATCTGTCGTATAGGTTATCTTCAATTGCCTCTTCTGTGATAGCAAATGCTAACGCCACAGTATTGTGAGTGTATCTTGAAGTGTATACTTCAGAAGCTTGGTCAAAAGTGACCATAGCACCTTCAGCTTTATTTGCTGCTGTGCCAAAGCCAGATAACATTACTTCTTCTTCAAACGCTCTGTCTGAAGTTTCAGTATTGAATATCTCTGCATGCTCATTGTCGTATCTGTTGTATTCCAGGCCAAACAGTGCGTTTAATCCTGGCTCTAGTTCTTTAACTAGTTGTGATCGTGATATAGCCATAAATTATACTCCTGTTCCTTGTGCGTAGAAGTGGTTAACAATTCTAACCAAAACATCTACGTTAGCACTTCCAGCTTCGCTATTTTGCGTATCTTGCGAAATATCAACAGCTTGAAGTACAGTACCACTTACTGTTAATCCAGAAACACTGTGGTCCAATTGAACCTCAGATATTCCAGATAAAGTGTTACCTGTTACGTTTGTTATTGCAAAGTTTTTGAAGATGTCTGCTACTGCAAACGCTCCATCAGAGTCGATCGAGTAAACAACATTCGGGTCGTCGATGATGTTAGCGACAATGTCACTAGCAGCAACTCCACCTGGATAGTTGTTTCTAAACGTCGGCTTCTGAGTAGTAGGGTCTGTGTAGAACACTCCGTTAAAAACGCCCACGACAAGATCAGAAGTATTTGCTACTGCTCTTTCGATCCCGCCACCAGTTACAGGTTTTACCAAGTCACCTTGGAAAATTGCAGTTGCATATCCACTTGCAATTCTGTATCTGTTTTGCGCGTTAATAAATGGAGAGCCATCTAACTTTCTTACTGGTCTTAGACCATATTTTTCAGCTACATTAGCCATAGTTGTTTTCTCCTTTATTGTTTAACATTTACTTAGAGTGGTGATTACCAAAAAATTAATTTTTGTTTCCTCCACCAAAAGTTACGCGAGATTGTCGACTAATATTCATCGGCATCTCCGGTCGTTGTTCCTTCAAGACATCGTTATCCACCGAGTCAACTTGATCTTGAGTAATTCTTTTAAAATACTCAGCACGGCTTTTTGCGATCTCTTCAGGTATCCTTCCCAACACAAGGCCAGCAACCCCGATCAAACCTGCGTAAGTTCCCTGAGCAATGATTGGATAAGCATGATCACCTAATTGATTTTTAATCTCTTCGGCTCTCACAAATTCCCAACCTTCTCTCATTTTTTTGGATACATTAGCTGTATCCTGAAAACCCATACTCTCGGTTCTTATCCATCTATGAACAAAACCGTCTGGCGCAGGTGGTGCATCCAGAGATGATGGTGGCGTCCAAGGTTTAGTTCTAACCTCTTTTTTTTCTTCTGACGCGCGTGAAGTTCTATTTATTTTATCGCTCATTCTATACCTCCTTCACGAATTTAGCGTATTCTTCTAGTGGCACCCCTAATTTTTTGGCAATCGCCACCTGTGATTTGGTGAGTCTCACAGATCTACGTCCCTGCTGAGTTCTTCCAGCAGATGCAACTTTTTGGACGGGTCTTCGTTGCTCTGTACTAGCAAAACGATGAGGGAAGTTATCCTTCATTCGCTTGTCTATTTCATTATAATACTCATCACTTTCTACATCAATACCCATGCCCACTAGATCTTCGTGCACAGTCATTGCTGCGTTTGTCATGATTTTATCGTTACCAAACCAAGCGTTTTTAGACGCCCAATCTTTTGCTCTTTGGCTAGGTTCAGATTGAACAGGTTGTTCTTGGATTGGCTCCTCTTTTGGTGCGTTTTTTTGCTCCTCAAGCTGTTTCAATCTAGCTTCTCTATCAGCCATTTTGATTCTAGCTTTTTCTTTTTCAACAGTTAATTGAGTAAGCTCGTCGTTTGCCTCCATGATTTTATCTGCATCATTAGATTCAATCGCTTCTTTTAACTTACGCTTTACCTGTTCTCTTTGAGCATCTACTCTCGCATCAAACTCTTTCAGATATTTTTCATCTGTAGAGTCAAACTTAGTTTGAGTATCATCGTATTTTTTCTGCAGACCTTTTGCAAAATCTAAAGCAGCTTTTTCTCTTCTCTCAGCTTCTCTAAATTTCCTTGTCAGTTTATCTATTCTTTTCTTAACTGACTCAGATACTTGAGTAAGGTCGTCAGGATCTTCTTTCTGTTCTAACTTAGTTTCTCTTTCGTTTTCGAAAGTTTTATCTTCCGCAGGTTGTTCTTCTGGGATCTCTTGTACATCGACTTCTTCTTTTGGTTTGTCTTTGCTGTGATCCGCATAACCCAAATCAACTTCGCCAACATTTAAATTTGGCTCTTTTGATTCTTCCTTTTGTTGTTCTTCAACTTCGACTTTTGTTTCTTTTACATCGTCTAAATCAAGTTCAACTTCAGGTTGTGTCTTAGCTTGTTCTTGTGCATCAGCCATGATGTTTCCTCCTTAATATAAATGCAGAATATCTTCTGGTTTACTTATTGTTGCGATGATTTCATCATCGTTCAAAATACGGTGCTCACCATATTTTGTTTTGAATCTAGAACCGGCATATCTGCCGTAGATTACAAATTGACCCTTCTTGCACCAAGGACCTTTTGGAAATTTATCTTTGTCTGCATAACACAGATCACCCATCTCAACGACAAGACCTACAACGGTTGTCATCTGAATAGTTTCAGCAGCGGTATCAGTAAAGATTATTCCACCTTTAGTTTTTTTAGGACCTGAATAAGGTCTAACTAAAAGTCTGTATCCAACAGGTTTTGGTATAAGTTCAAGATATTTTTTAATACCCTCTGGATCCGTGGGTATTGCTGTTTCTTGTGAGTCAGGTGCAGCATCACCTTTTTTTGTTTTGACTCCAACTAATTTAGAGTCAGGTGTTATTATCGTCATCGACATTCTCCTCGTTTCTCTGCAGGTCTTTAAGATCCTGTAGCAGCGTTTCTAAAGCGCTGAGTTTCCCTCTAGAATACGATAGGTTGTCGATTGTGTCTACATGGTACACCAGATCCTCTTTTGTCTTTTCGATCTGTTTTTTAATGTAGTGTCTTATTGATTGTAATGTATCTAAATCAAGATTCATTAACCATTTATAACTGATTGGGTCTTAGATGCAACTACTTCTTACCCTTGAATATTTGCGTTCCCTTAATACCATAAACACTCGCTACGACGAGAATCCAGAGATTTGTGAACCAGCTCGGAAGCTGCGAGAAATATTCGAAGAATAATTTTACCTTGTCCATAGCGGTCGGATCATCACTCAGGACTGCCCAAGCGAGCACCAACACGGGCGCTGAGAGGATAATCAAAATAAATTCGTCCTTATAATCTGATTGCCTAGCTTCTAGCAGTTTGCCCTGGTAAGCTTCCTCACCTGCTGCCATCTTTTGTGCATGCATTAGTTGAGCATCCGACATTGCTTGTTTTGTCTTTTGTCGGTTGGAGTAAATGTGCGCTCCCGTCTTTACTGCCATCCCTAATAAGTTGAACCATGCCATAATATTGTTCCTGCCTTCGTTTACATAGATAAGGTAACATTAAATGCAATATTTTTAAACCCTCTAGCCCTGACACCTTCCATCTATACGAGGTTTTATAGTGATTTTCGAAAGTTCGTACATAAACGTTACCTATATTGAAGTGTGTATGGAATAGATCTACTACATCTTTATCGGTCATTTCGACAGATACTTCTATTTTTCTTCTGACTCTACCATCTTTGTATAGCCCTGCTTTGAAATTACCAAAGGTGCCTTCACCTTCAAATATACCAGAAAGAAAAATTAATTTTTCTTTTTTGTTTAAAAATTTAAACATTCATTGCCTTTGGATTACCATTGTATGCTATGGAAACCCTCTCAGGATCTTTACACCTGACCATATGTTGTAACATCGAATT